GCTATCTTTGCCGGGTGTGGACTAGGTAAAACACCAATACAACTTGAGTGGGCTAAACATGGCACTCTCAAGACTAAAAAGCATGTTTTAATACTAGCACCTATAGCTGTGACAAAACAAACTAAAAGAGAGGGTGAAAAATTTGGAATCAATGTCAATGTATGTAAATCAAAAGCAGATGTAATAAATGGAATTAATATTACTAATTATGAAAAATTACATAATTTTGACGCATCTGTATTTTCAGGGATTGTACTAGATGAAAGTAGCATTCTTAAAAATTTCACAGGAAAAATAAAAAAGGAGATAATTAAACAATTTAAAAATACAAAATACAAATTAGCATGTACAGCAACACCTAGTCCTAATGATCATATGGAATTAGGCAATCATAGTGAATTTTTAGATATTATGCCTTCCAATCAAATGCTTTCTAATTGGTTTATATTAGATACAATGTTATTGGGTAAATATAGATTGAAAAAACATGCCGTTAATTACTTTTGGCAATGGGTAGCAAGTTGGGCCTGTTGTTTAGAATTGCCATCTGATTTGGGGTTTGATGATGGCGGTTTTATATTGCCAGATGTGAAATACAAAAAGCATGTTGTTAAATCACCATACCAAGAGCCAATTCAAGGCCAGTTAATGTATGTTCCTAAATTATCAGCAACAAATATTCATAAGGAATTAAGGAATTCAAACGAGAATAGAGTTAATAAGGCGCTGGAAATAGTAAATGAAGATCCTGATAAATCATGGATCATTTGGTGTAATACTAATTACGAATCTAATCTATTAAGAAAGACATTCCCTCCTAATTGGATTGAAGTGAAAGGATCGGATTCAGATAAATCAAAAGAAGAAAACCTTTTAAAATTCACTTTTGAAGACGATCAAAAAATAATTACAAAGCCTTCAATAGCTGGATTTGGTTTGAATTGGCAGCATTGTTATAACGTTATATTTGTGGGCTTATCTTATTCTTATGAGATGTTTTATCAGGCTGTTAGACGTTCATGGAGATTTGGCCAAGAGCATAATGTTAATGTGCATTTAATACAATCTGAAAATGATAAAAATATATCTGATACATTAACTAGAAAACAGATTAGTCATAACACAATGCAGAATGCAATGAAGGATGTGAATTTCATGTCAGTCACAGGAAAAGAATCAAAGATTAAAGTTTACCAAATAGGAAAGAAAACCACTAAATTGCCGGAGTTCACATGAAAGTTATAGATCAAAAAGTAAACGAAGATTATGCTATTTATCAAACTGATTGCATAGAATTCATGTCTGAGATGAAAGAAAGCAGTGTTGATATGGCTGTTTTTAGCCCTCCATTTAGCCAGCTTTATATCTATTCTGAGGATATAAGGGACATGGGTAATTGCAAAAATGATGCTGAATTCTTTACAGGCTTTAATTTCTTTGTTAATCAATTATATAGAGTATTAAAGCCTGGAAGATTAGCAGTAGTACATTGCAAGCAATTAGTTAATTATAAAAATGCAGATGGGAAAACAGGAATTAGAGATTTCAGAGGAGATATAATTAGAGCATTTACTGGGACTGATATTTCATCTCTTTTGAAAGCTAAAGAATTATTATTAATTAATGATTTAGATACAAAAGATATTAATAGTTTAATATCTAAGAACCAAGAAAGGAGTGATGAAGGGTGGTCTTTTCACTCAGAAGTTACTATTTGGAAATGCCCTGTTATAGAAATGCAAAGAACTAAGACGCAAAGATTACTGCATAAACAATTGAAAAAGGATTCTAGTTTATCAGGAATTGGCCTTGCTGAATATTTTGTTTTATTTAGAAAGTGGGGAGAACCAGAGAATGAAATACCGATAACACATACAAATGAAAATTTTCCAGTTACTAAATGGCAGGACTGGGCTTCCCCTGTTTGGATGGATATAGCTCAAACCAAAGTACTGAATAAATCAGGTGCAAGAAATAATGATGATGAAAAACATATCTGTCCATTCCAACTGGATTTAGTAGAAAGAGCAATTGAATTATGGAGTAATCCTGGGGAGGTTGTTTTTGACCCATTTTCTGGAATTGGCTCTACTGGATATATGGCACTAAAAGCAAATAGAAAGTTCATAGGTACTGAGCTAAAAGAGTCATATTATAAACATTCAATTAAAAACTTTGATGCTGTAAAAGCTAATAAAGGATTTAATCTTTTTGAGTGTAAATCATGACAAATATAGAAGAAATAAGAATAGCAGTAGAAGCTGAATTAGTGCGTGCAAAAAAGAAATGGCCTTTGTTTTACCGAGATATAATTCATGCTGTTTCTGTTGTTAATGAGGAGGCAGGAGAATCAATACAAGCTGCTTTAGATTATACTTATGACAATGGAAGTATTGAAAATGTTAAAAATGAATTAATCCAAACTGCTGCAATGTGTTTTAGGTGCCTTGAAAATATTAATACTTTTAAACTTAGTGCTATACCACGTTACACAGGTAATGAAGGGCACGAATGGTACTGTGATCTATGCGGTAAATTCCACACAGCAACAATAAAGAGAAAGCACATAATGGGGGAAAATTGGGGATGTATTGATGCACTTAAAGAAATGATTAAGGATTAATTATGGGATTTTTTGATATTGAACCAACAAAACCAAAACCTAAAAAAGTTGTTTATGATTGCAGGAATTGTGGTTTAGAATTAAAAGTAAAAAGCCCTAAAATGGGCATAGATGAATTTGGCCAAGGCGAAAAAAAGATACTAATCATTAATGAAAAGCCAAGTAAAAGTGATGATACAGAACATGATTGGTACACAAGTGAATCCGGACATTATCTAAAAAATAGCCTTGCTGAATTCAATATTGATGTAGAAGAAGATTGCTGGACTATCTTTGTAGTTTGTTGCTATAAGCCCGGAGAACTAAAGCCCAAAGAAATCAATTGTTGTAGAAAGCACTGGCAAGAGCTAATAAAAGAACTAAAACCAGAAAAAGTCATTCTAGTGGGTAAAGCTTCTATTACTAGCTTCCTGGGTGATAGAATGCAGAAAGTAGGAACACAAGCAACTTGGCTAGGTATGTCAATTCCTGATCAAGATTATAAAGCCTGGGTGTTCCCTATCTATCACCCTAACCAAGTACTGTTAGACAAAAAGGAAATTGTTGAAGAGCTGTTTTTTGATCAATTAGAAAATGCAATCAATCATGATAAACCTTTTCCAATCCACAAAGAACAAATTGAATGTATAACAGAGCTAGACAAAGCAATACAGGTACTCGAAAAAACAATTGAAAATAAGCCGGATTTACTCGAATTTGATTATGAAGGATCTGGCTTAAAACCCCATAAAAAGGGGCACTTTTTAAGAACAATCAGTATATGCTATGAAGATTCAATTGCGTATTCAATGCCGATGTTTGTGGATTGGAGATTTGAGGATTTACTAAATATAATTTTAACAGATAAAAAGATAAAGAAAACTTGTCATAATATAGCATTTGAACAGATGTGGACAAAAGAAATGTTAGGCTATGATATTGAACCTATGCATCATTGTTCAATGGTTACAACTCATGTATTAGATAATAGAACAGGGATTTCAAGTTTAAAAAGACAAACTTATTTAAAATTTGGAATCGTTCCTTATGATGTGGAAATGAAGCCTTTTATGACAGGAACAAAAGAAGGTGAAGACCCAAAAAGTAACAACAGAATAAATCTAATTCACAAAGCACCATTGGATAAGCTGTTGTATTATGGCGGGCAGGATTCATTGTTTGGTTTTAGGCTAACTAAGATCCAACAAAAAGAGCTAAAAAGAAAAAGATTAACTAAAGCAAATAACTTTTTTAGAGATGCAATTATTGCTTTATCTAATGTATCAGCGCATGGAATGAGAGTTGACAGTGAATATTTTGAAAACAAGTCAATCGAGCTAAAAGAGACTTTAGAAGATATTCAAGAATCAATTTATGCATCTCCAGAGCATTTAACGTGGCTTGAGGATCAAAACAAAGACATAGACATACTATCTAGTCAACAAATAAAGAAATTGATTTTAGACACGCTCAAACTTACTACAAGCAAGAAAACAGCAAAAGGCAATTTTAGTGTAGATAAAGAAGTCCTGGAAGAATTAGCAAAGAAGCATAAATTTTTTGATTTGATATTAGATTACAGAAAAACACAAAAAGTAAAAAGCACTTACATTGATGGGATTTACAGAGAAGCAGTAAATGGTGTTGTTCATCCTAATATTAATTTAAATAGAGTAGTCACTTTTAGGTCTTCAGTCTCAGATCCTAATTTTCAAAATATCCCTGCACGTGATCCAATAGCACAAAAGAGAGTTAGAACTGGAATTATCCCTAGTCCTGGAAATCAGATAGTAGATATTGATTATGGGCAAATTGAGGTTAGAATTGGGTGCTGTTATCACAAAGATCCAGTGATGATAAAAGAGGTAACAGATCCGAATGCTGACATGCATAGAGATGCAGCTTTAAAATTGTTTATGCTTCCTAAATCAGAAGTTAAAAATAAAAGCTTCAAACTAATTAGACAAGATGTAAAAGGGGATTTTGTATTTGCAGAATTCTATGGGGATTGGTACGGGGCTTGTGCTGAATCCCTTTGGAAACATAGTTTCAATCATAAGACAGGAGAGGGCCAGAATTTAAATGATTACTTAATTGATAAAGGAGTCAAAACCTATAATGATTATGAAGATCATGTCAAAGCTTATGAGCATGAATTTTGGCATAAAAAGTTCAAAATCTATACTGCTTGGAAAGATGAGTTCTACGAAAAATACCTTGAAAATGGGTATATTGATTTATTGACTGGGTTTAGGTGTTCTCATGTAATGGATAAAAAACAAGTTTGTAATACACCCATTCAAGGAACTGCTTTTCATTGCTTGCTTTGGTCTTTGATTGAAACAGAGTACGAATTAAGAGAATGGAATACTAAAATCTGTATGCAGATCCATGATAGTATGTTGATTGATATTGATCCCGATGAGAAAGAAGATTTATTTCCTATCATTCGTGAAATAACCACAATCGACATTAGAAAGCATTGGGATTGGATAAACGTACCACTCGACATCGATGCTAAAATATCCAGTATTGATGGTAATTGGGCAAATATGAAAGGAGTTGAAATATGAAAACAAAAACAATAGATGATATTAAAAAGGCGTTAGATGTACTAAGTGTTTTATCAGAATTAGATTTGCAAGAATTTAAACTCAAATTAAAGCCCCCATTTAAAAACGTGAATTTTAATATTATGGAAAAATTACATGAGGATTTTAAGAAGTGCTGTGAAGATAATGATGAAAGTCAAAGAAGAGTTATACATAAATTATTAATTCAATACATAAATGAGAGTAAAGAATGAGTTTACACACTAAATACAGGCCCCAATATTTTGATGAAATGTTTGGAAATGAAACAATCATTAAGCAATTAGAAGTGATGTTTAATAGAGAAACAAAAGAGGATATTCCACACACCTTTTTATTTAAAGGAAATACAGGCTGCGGAAAAACAACAATGGCAAGGATATGTGCTGCTGAATTAGGCTGCCATGAATCAGATATAATAGAAATGGATGTTGCCACAAAAGGAGGTATTGATGCTGCAAGAGCTTTAAAAGAAACGATTGCTTATAAACCTATGTTTGGGGATAACAAAGCTTATATCCTAGATGAAGTCCATATGGGATCGGTAGCATTTTTTAATGGGCTTTTAAAAAGTTTAGAAGAACCGCCAGAGCATGTTTACTTCTTTTTATGTACTACTGACCCACAAAAATTAATAAAAACAATTCGTGGGAGATGTAGTATTTTTGAAGTTGAAAAGCTAACAATCAAAGAAACAACAAAACTTTTAGAATGGGTACTTGAAGAGCATTTTCCAGAGTTTCCGGGTGATCTAACTCATTTGAAAAAAATAGCAGTAGTATCAGAAGGAATTCCAAGAGAAGCATTAGTGATACTTGATCAAGTAATAGATATAAAAGATCCAGAAGAAATGCTTAACGCTATCGGGTCCGCTCAGACACAAGAAAAACAGATAATTGATTTATTCAATGCTTTAATGGAAAATAAAAAATGGGCTGTTATAGCAAAGATTTTAAATGAAATAAAAGAGGATGAAGAAAAAGTCCGTAGAAGTATTTTAGGGCTTAGTGCTTATAACTTGCTAAAAGGTAAAGAACAAGCCGCAATGATTATAGAGGAATTCAGAGAAAACTTTTTTGATTCTGGCAAGGCTGGGTTAATCGGGGCTTGCTTTAATTGTGTAATTAATTAGGAAATTAAAATGGCCTATAGAGATAATTGTGATATTACAGAATTATTAGGTAAAACCCTAATAAAAATAGAACAGGGTAAATATGATTACGAATTATTATTTTATTGTTCAGATGGCACTAATTATAAAATGTTTCATGAGCAAGATTGATGTGAGGAAGTTACCATAGAAGATGTCTGTGGCGATTTGAATGATTTAATAAATACCCCAATAATTAAAGCTAGTAAAGATGTTAATGATGATCCTGAAGCAAATGAGCATGGTACATTTACCTTTTATAATTTAGCAACTATTAATGGTTATGTTACAATTAGATGGCATGGATCATCCAATGGCTATTATTCAGAAGATGTTGATTTTGAAAAATTTAAAAAAGGAGAATAAATGGATATTGAATATCTACAAATTGACCCTCATGAGCTAGATGAGGAATTAATGAAACAGCCTATTTTATTTGAAATGGCTGCAAAACATACGGCACAAGCATTAAAAGCAAGAGATTCAGTAAAAATTGATTTAGAAGAAACGAAAGCAAAAGTGGAAAAGGAGATTAGAGAAGATCCAGAAAAAGCAGGATTACCAGCAAAGCCCACAGTTGCGGCAATATCAAGTGCAGTCACCCTGAATGAGCATGTTTTAAAAGCTGAACGCTTACTAGCTACAATGAATTATGATTTGATCATTGCTCAAAATGACATTAGAGCAATTGAGATGAAAAAGAAGGCGTTAGAAAATTTAGTTCAGTTATACATAGGGCAGTATTTTTCAGTTCCTAAAGAGAATAAGGAAATCAGCCCCGGAAAAAGAACAGTAGCAGAAAGAGGAGAAGAAAAGCATAAAGAGAAGCTAAAAGAAAATTCAGATAAAAGGAAAAGAGGTAAAAGCGGTAACACAGTTGGTGAAGCTTATGACGATATGAGCGAAGGAGCGAAAGAATCAATGAAAAAAAGCATTGAAAGAACTGATCCTGAACTAGCTGAAGAATTAAATGAACATATTGAGAAGCCTGCTAGGAGGCGTAGGAGGAGGTCATGAGTAATGGACAATTATTTGTAGCTACAATTTTAACAGGGATAATAAGTATCCCTTACCTTTATATAATGTTTAGATTTATTTCTAAAGCATGGCACAAATCAAAATTTGAGGAGATGAATTATCATGGGTAAAATGACAAGAGAAAAGAGAAAAGAAAGATTAAAACAAAGACAAACTTCAGATATGAAAACCAGGGAATCATCGGGCTCAACTTTCAAGCCTATTTTTAATACAAGAGACTTTGATGAGGTAAACTTTTTTAAGCCAATTAAAGGGAAAAATGAAATAGATATTCTGCCTTTTTTAGTATCTGAACCAAACAAGATGCCTTTCGGTGATGGTATTGCATACGAAGAAGAAGACGAGGCGTATGTTTTAGAAATCTATTATCATACTAATGTCGGTCCTGGTGATGATAGAATGTTATGCTTAAATAAGACATATAAAAAAGCTTGCCCTATTTGTGAAGCCCGTCAGGAAATGATGGATCAAGGAAAAGAGTGGGATGATGATTCAGTCAAGGCTCTAAATGCTAAAAGAAGAGTTGTGTATAATGTACGAGATTTGAATGCTGAGGATAAAGGAATTCAAATTTTTGATGCTAGTTTTCATTTGTTTCAAAAAGAGCTTTATGCAAAAGCTGAGTATTTAAATGAAGGTTTTGAAACATTCTCTGATTTAGAAGATGGGGCTACTATAACATTTAGGGGTTCTGTTGAAAAGTTCGCAAGCCGTGAATGGATCAAACCTATGGATTTTGGTTTTGAAGATAGAGAACCTTATGAGGAGGATATTTTTGACGATGTATTTCCACTTGATAAAATGCTGATTGTCCCTACTTATGATGAAGTCCAGAATTTATTTTTAGGGCTTGATTCTGAAGGTAATGAAGATAAAAAAGATGAAGATGACCCTGGAAAAGCATTTGACAAAAAAGAAGAAAAAGAAGAACCAAAAAAGCGAAGCTCAAGAAAAACGAAAAAATCAGAACCCAAAGAAGAAGAAAAAGAAGAGCCAAAAGAGGAAAAAACAAAGCCCAGAAGATCAAGAAAAAAGAAAGATGAGCCAGAAGAGGACGATGGAAATCAATGCCCGTTTGACTTTGTATTTGGCGCTGACATTCAAGACCATGAAGAATGTGAATCTGAATGTCCTCAAGCTACATTTGATTTGTGTGATATGGAAAAAAGCAGATTAGATGCAATGCCAGATCCCCCTGAAGAGAAAGAAGAAAAAGAAGAAAAACCAAAATCCGGAAGACGAAATAGGAGATAAAATATGGCAGGCACTGAATACTTAACTATCCCAGAAGCTATTATAGCTGTAAAGGAGAAGGGTTTTAGTGCTACCAAACCCACTTTGATTACTTGGATTCATAAATATGATATAGGTAAGAAAATCGGTGGGCGTTGGTATGTATCTAAAAAGCGTTTAAAACTAATATTAGAGGGTAAAGAATGGCAGCTCCGAAAAGAACAAGACGAACAGTAGCACCAGAAATCAAAGAAGTAAAAAAAGCAAGTCCAAAACCCGTTACAAAATTAACTTCAACTGGCTCTGACTATCTTGATTGTGCCTTAGGTGGTGGATTAGCCTGGGGAAAATACATTAATCTAATTGGCGATAAAAGCACTGGAAAAACACTATTAACAGCGGAAATAATAGCAACTGCAAAAAGAACACTACCAAAAGGATTTAAACTAAAACATCATTATGACGATGTGGAGGATGGGTTTTCTTTTGATACAGAATCAATATGGGGCTTTGAAATGCTCCCGGAAGATACAGATGACTATTCAGATACGGTAGAGCATTTAACAACTAGAATACAGCAAAAATTAGAAGTTATAAAAGACGATGAATATTTTATCTATGTAGTGGATTCTATTGACGCTTTAACTTGTGATGCTGAAATGGGTAGAATTGATGAAAAACGAAAAGCCCATGAAGCTGGAAAAACATACGACAAAGGATCTTATAATACAGAAAAGCCCAGATTAATTGGAGAGATGTTTAGAACATTAGCAAAGAATAAAAAGATACCTACAGAAAGAATTATGATTATTTTAATCTCCCAAATCAGAGATAAAATAGGGGTTACATTTGGTAAAAAAACAACCAGATCAGGGGGAAAGGCTTTAAATTTCTATGCTTCCCAAATTATTGAACTCGCAGAAGTAGAAAAGATTAAAACTACAGTATCAGGGCAAACAAGAGTCACAGGTGTAACTATTAAAGCTAACATCACTAAAAATAAAATAGGGAAGCCATTTAGACAAGCTGAATTCAAAATATTGTTTGATTACGGAATAGATAATACTGATTCTAACTTATGTTTTTTATTTGATTTAATCACTGATACGGGTAAAACAAGTAAAAAAATAAATGTTGATTGGGATGGGGAAACTTTCAAAGACAGAAAAAAATTGATTTCGTATATTGAGGATAATAACCAAGAAGAAGGCATTAAACAAGCAGTAATCGAAAAATGGAATGAAATTGAGGATTCTATGAAAACTGAACGAAAGAGGAAAGTATGAATCCACCTAAAAGAAGAAAGCCAGCACCAAAGCTAGTCAATATAATTACAATTAATGACAAATACAGAGCAGAATATTCAATAGGTAATTTTGGCTGGGCTTTGCAAAGAAAAAAAGATAATGCGTGGGAGAATATCTGTTATCCAGATAATTTTAAGAATTGTGTAAAAAAAGCAGTTGAGATTGAAACCTATTCCAGAGCTAAGAATTTAAAAGAAGTATTATATAATCTTAATAAATTTGAAGCTGAACTAAATAATGTGTTTGATATACGTTTAAAACAAGTTTAACAGGCTATATTCTATCAAAACTATTCAAATAGATACTAGGCTATATCTTTCTATTAAAATGCTTTTAAAGGCTATTCAAATGGGGGAAAAGATAACTGAAGTTTTACCAAGTTCTAAAATAAAAGAAAAGAGAAAAGAGCTATACAAAAAACAAAAAGGTATTTGCCCTGTTTGCGGTAAAAAGATAGAACCTAGTAAAGCGGTTTTAGATCATCAACACAAACTTTTAAAATCAGATGAATTAGGCATTGATGGAGTAGGGCAAATCAGAGGGGTTTTATGTTTTCAATGTAATTCATGGGAAGGGAAAATATTTAATTCTTTCAGGCGTTATGGACTTCATAAAAAAGGTGTTTGTATTCCAGTATTACTTCGGAATTTAGCTGATTATTTAGAGCTTGAGAATCTGCCTTTGATTCACTATAAAGAAATCAAACCAAAATTTGTGTCAAAGTCTAATTATAATAAGTTAAAAAAGTTGTATTTTGTAGGTGGTTATGGTTTAAGATTCCCGGATTACCCTAAATCAAAGAAATTAACTAAAGCCCTAAAAGCTTTATTTGAAGAGTTTAACGTTGATCCTTACAATGGAAAGGGCAAAAATGATTAAAGAAATGCATTTATTAAAAAACAAAATTGAGGCTGTTTTAGCTAAATATCCAGAAACAAGAGATTCAGACAAAGAGCTTTTCATTAAATTTGCTGGTGAGTATTATGATTGTGATGAAGAGATTGTAAGAGATTTATTAGAAGAGCTGCCAAATTTTGAATCAATCAGAAGATACAGGCAAAAACTGCAAGAAAAAGGACTTTATCAAGGATCAAGAAGACTAGCAAAGCAATTGCTGGCAGATGAAACTTCTAAACACATAAATGAATTATGACTATTGACTCATTAACAATCGAGAATTTCCAAAGTCACAAAGAAACAGAATTAAAGTTTAGCTCAGGAATTAATATTATTCAAGGTGAAAGTGATCAGGGAAAATCAGCTGTATTAAGAGCCTTAAAATGGGTTGTATTTAATAAGCCCTCTGGAGATGCTTATAATAGTTGGTGGGATAATGACGGATCAGCTGTAACAATTGAAAAAGATGCAGAATTAACACATAGACAAAAGGGAAAATCTAATTTTTATTCTCAAACTAAAAATCATAAAAACCTATGTGATGATTTTAAAGCGTTTGGACAAGGCGTTCCTGATGAAGTGCAAAAAGCCTTGAATTTAAGTGATATTAATTTCCAATGGCAACACAATCCACATTTTCTATTGAGTTCTTCAGCGGGTGAAACTGCAAAATACTTGAATAGTATTGTTAATTTAGATGTAATTGATTTGGCTTTATCAGCAGCGAACAAAAAAGTAAAAGGATTCAATAATTCCATTGATGCTAAGAACGAACAATTAAAAGAGCATAAAGAAGAGCTAGAAGGGTATAGCTGGATTGAGGACAAAGAAAAACAGATTGAAGCGCTAGAAAAAGAATGGGAATCTGCAATGTCCATTTCAGATAAAGTCGATAAAATTGCCTCTTTATATGATAAAATACAAATTGAAAAAGATGAACTAAACGAAATAAAAGAAGCATTAAAGCCAGAAAAACAAATTAACAAACTATTAAAAATAGCTAGTCAGATTCAAGAAAAGGAAGAAATTGCCGATAATGTGGATTTATTGCTTTCTAATATGAGTTTATTAAGAGCTAAGATTGAAGATAAAAACAAAGAATTAAAAAAAGAAAAGATAATTAATAAATTGATAAAGAATACTGAATTAATAAAAACAACCCAAAATAAATTCGATGTTTTAAATTCATTATTACTGTCAATTGCAGAAGTTAAAAAAGATGAAATTACTTATTTGGAAAGATTAATTTTAGAAAGACAAAAGGCTTTTGATTACGAATTTCCAGATATTTGCCCATTGTGCAACAAATAAAAAAGCGTTTAAACGTGCTTTAAAAGCAAAGTTATTTTAAAGACTTTGTACTATCTATTGAAAAAAACATCAAAGCATAAGGCTGTTAAACATGCTCAGAATGTAAAAACGCCTAAAAATTAAAAATTTATAGCACCCTATATCTTTGCATTTAGAAAATTTAAGTCAATTTAAAGCATGTTTAAACATCATTTAACGGTACTTTTATGAAAAATGAAATTTATGAGGTAGCCAGCAAGTTAAAAACCACTATTTATTACTTAAAGAATCAAATAGCGGCTTTAGAAGGTTGCTACAGGCTGCATGTAACTCAGAAAGTAAATGGATCTAGCATTACTCAAGATTTTAAAGAAATCAATATTGATTATATTGATAAAAAAACAATGATGGAAGCTTGTGATATTATGCAGACGGAATTAGAGAAGAAGCTAAAAAAAGCATTGTTGGAGTTTGATGAATTATGAAAAAACCTGATGCAATACTTACAGCTGACTGGCACCTCAGAGAAAACCAGCCCACTTGTAGAACAGACGATTTCGAGACAACCCAATGGAAAAAAGTATTATTTATAAAAGGACTCCGATCAGAATATAATTGTCCTATCTGGAATTCTGGCGATCTATTTCATCATTGGAAGCCATCACCTCGATTGCTTTCAATGTGTATTGACATGCTCCCTTTTATGCTTGTTATTCCAGGCAATCATGATTTACCAAATCATTCTTTACAAATGCTCAATAAATCTGGGCTGAATACTTTAGAAAAAGCGGAAAGTATTGATATATTAAAAACAGAATTAGAAAAACCTTATCCGCTTCAATATATGTGGTCAAAAACTGGAATTAAAAATATCGGAATCATTCACAAATTAATTGGACATTCTCAATCAGATACCTCAGCAAAAGACATTTTAAAAAAGTACCCTGAATTTGATTTGATTGTTTCTGGTGATAATCATCAATCATTTGTGGAAGAGTACAAAGGCAGAATTTTAGTTAATCCAGGCTCATTAACAAGACAAACCGCAAGTGATGATCATTCTCCTTGTGTTTATTTGTGGTACGCTGAAGATAATACAGTTGAAAAAGTAGAAATCCCACACGGTAAAAATGTTATTTCAAGGGAACATTTAGAAAACAAAGAGAAGAACGATGAAAGGATGGAAGCATTTGTAAAAAGATTAACAGATGATTATGAAATCAATCTTAGCTTTGAAAATAACTTAACTCAATACTTTGAAAATAACAGAACTAGAAAAGCTGTAAAGGAGATGGTTTATGAATCTATCGGATAAAGAACAATCACCAGCAGGAATAATAATCGCTTTTTTAATTATTAGTTTCTTCTGTGGAATTGGTTTTGAAACTGGATCACAAGTAATATGGCTTATTTTTGACTTTTTCAAAGAAACTAATAATATTCCTTTAGGGTAACTATGATAGATACATTGATTAAATTATTTATGGTAGCAATGAGTTTATTATTTATTTACTTTGTTTACGATATTACAACGTCACAATTATATTTTTATAAGTACGAAAAAATGGTGGAAACTACAATTAAAAATACTGTTGTTACTAAGTGCATCAAGGAGAAAAGATGAAAAATCAAGTTAAAGAATTACTGGCGATGAAAGAAGGAATTGAAAAAGCTAAGACAGAGAAAGCGCAGGCAGAGGGAAAATTGGAATCTTATTTAGAGCAATTACTAAAAGAATTTGATTGCAAAAATGAAACAGAAGCGGAAGCATTATTGGATAAACTTGAAAAAGAGCTTGAATCATTACAAGCTGAATTCAATACAGGGATGGAGAAATTAAATGCAGATTAAAATATTAAAGACTGATGAGGGACTTTGTAAAGCTTATATGGGAGAAGGCCCAACGAAAGAACAAGCGCATTATGATTCTTTAAGTGGACTTGAAAAATTAGAATTTAAAATAAATAAGTTATTATCTTTAAATGAAGGATGGGAAATGCATGGTAATATTGAAACAATCCATCACGGGTACAACTTAATTTCTTGTTGCCATCATAATGAATATAGACAAGTAATGAGGAGAAATTGAATGCAGGCTAATTTCACTAAGCCCAGAAATAAAAATAAATGCCAAAGTAAAAAGATTGAATTGTACTTAGCGGAATTGGGTGTTGCCTATGGAACAACAGGACATAAAGCACATATTGTACTAAGAAAGCTAGTTAATATAATGGCCGAAAAAGATTGCAGTTGCGGGCATAGAGAATGCTGCATCTGTATGTGTAAACAAATAATCAAAGAAAGGGGAAGATATGAAAACACTTTCTGAGCATAGATTACACCTAGAACAGAAAAAAGCTGTTAGAAGTGATTTGACGGGGCGTATTAGCAAAGTTAAAAAAGAGCTTGTCAATCTATCTATTAATGTAAAGAATGGCACTGACGCCCTTTTAATCATTCAGCACGTAGCAAAGCAAACGCAAGAGCAATTGGAGTTCCATATTTCCGAATTAGGTAGTTTGGCGCTATCTTCTGTTTTTGATGATCCTTATAAATTGAGGTTAATTTATGAAACAAAAAGAAATAAGACTGAAGCCCAAATCTTCTTTGAAAAAAATGGGGAATTGGTGGAGCCATTGTCTGAAGCTGGCGGTGGTGCTTGTGACATTGCAGCATTTGCTTTACGTTGTGCTTGCTGGAGTTTAGAAGTCAATAAAAAGGATAATGTACTTGTGATGGATGAACCCTACAAAAACCTCAGCTCAAAATTAATTCCAAAAGCAGCTTTAATGCTGAAGGAGGTATCTGAAAAATTAGGATTGCAAATTATTATGGTTACTCACACAGAAGAATTAATGGAAATAGCAGATAAGACTTTCAATGTTAGCATTCAAAAAAACAAAAAATGGAAACAGTCTAAAATAGAGATTGTATGAAAACTGCAATTATAACTGGGATACTAGGACAAGATGGAATCTATTTAACTAGATTATTGAAAAATAAAGGATATAAAGTATTTGGTATTAGCTTATACAGAAACAATTTTTTAAATAATTTACCTAAATTAGAGGAGTTTATTGATTACATTAAACCAGATGAGGTTTATCATTTAGCTGCTAATAGCGTTGTTAATAGTTCAGATTATAAAGATCATAATTCTTTT